GAGCAGCAACGATGAAACTGGCGTACAAGCCACTATTGAAGTTCATGTTGGAACGGCACCGCATCTACCTACGGCGGCAGGCTGGAGCACCCGCGCCGTGGACGGACGACCCGATTCTGGATACGTACAAGTTCACGAATTGCTTTAGAGAACTGGATCGTGTCACGATCTGGATAAGGGAGAACATACGCGAGCCCTTCGCGGAGCACCCGCACCTGTGGTTCATGCTCTGCATCGCGCGGCAGATTAACTGGCCCCCGACGCTGCGCGCGCTGATGGAGGGAGGCGGGTGGCCCACGGAGACGGAGTGGGATTGGCGCCGCGCGATGAGGGTGATGCGCTCCATCGCGAAGCGTGGCGAGAAGGTCTACACCGGGGCTTACATGTTGACGGCGAATGGGGGTGGGCTGCTCAACAAGGTGCCGGGGAAGTTCGACAAGCCGGAGCTGACGTGCAAGCTGGTGCTTAACGGCGTGTGGAAGGCGCGCGCCGCGCTGGAGCCGACGATACACTCATCGTTGCAGGGAGCGGTGGGGGCTCTGAACGGGAAGCACGTAGGCTTCGGGGGATTCATGGCCTACGAGGTGGCGTGTGACCTGCGCTACACTCGTTACTTACGCGACGCGCCGGACAAGCTCACGTGGGCGCACGCCGGACCCGGGGCGAAGCGCGGACTCAACCGGCTACTAGGAAAGGGGGCCAAGGAACGACCGTTCCTAAGCGATAAGGAAGCGGTGGACGCGATGGTGTGGTTGTTGGGCAACATCCAGACGAAGTGGCCGAGGGAGTGGCCCGCGTTGGAACTGCGAGAAATAGAACACTCACTTTGTGAGTATTCGAAGTGGGTGAAAGCAGTTAGTGGAGAAGGGCATCTAAGATCTAGGTATACACCATATGAGAATCGCGGCGAAACTTGGTAGCACTCGTATTTGCAATTACTACGGATACGTTTGGGTGCGCCTGGACCACCCTGTGTTTCCCGGCGAGCCATGGGTGAAGAAACACCACTGGATTTACTGGAAGCACACTGGTAAGAGGGTGCCGCGCGGGCACGTGCTACACCATAGGAATGAAAATAAGACTGATAATCGATTTCGCGAAATTTAGAATTACTAACTAGAGCGCAGCACGCTACACTGCACGGCACGGGAAGAAAGTTTTCATTGGCTGTTAAGGTAAAGATGAGTAAATCTGCGAAAGAGCGAAATGCTCGACCCGAATACACCAAGATGATAAGCGAACGAGCAAAGAAGCAACATAGAGAAGGCAACTTTGGGCAATCAACGTGGACCGAAGAAAGTAGAGAACGCGTGAGAGCGAAAGCAGTTGGAAGACCAATGCACCCGAATACCTTACGAGCGTTACTTTCCATTCCCCACGAAGTCCATGTCAGGGCTGGTAAGCGGAGTCAGGAAGTACAACGGGCAAAACGTGAAAATGTCAAGGGGGATTGGTGATTCAATACGTGGAAGAGTACAAGCTCGTCACCGAAGAGGAAGCTCGCGTGGAAGTGGTAGTTAATGAGATGCTAAAGGGTGGATGGGTACCGCTGGGTAGCCCCTCCGTAACGATCGACGATGACGGCTTCGTTACCGTCTATCAAGCGATGGTGAAGATACGGAAGATCGAACCACCAACGCCAAAGGGAAGATATGACTGACATGACGCTAGCAGAATTTCGCAAGTACCGGAAGACCGCGGAGCAGCTCATCCTGGAGGAGTTGCAAGCCCTGGAGAAGTACGGAGTGACGATCAAGGACGTCGATCATAGCTACACGCAGACAATCGGGGGTCCGTACATGCGCGTCGCAACGGTGACACTCCGAGTGGAGGTCTAGATGCGCGCTTGCGCCTTCTGCAACTACCAGCACTACATCGGCCCATTCTGGCAGTGCGTACGGTGTGGTGCGCCGCTGCCCGACGCGAACACCGACTTACCGGACGACGACCCATTCTTAACCCAAGAGGACCTAGATGAAGACGACGCACAGCGGGCCGCGCAAGCGCAAGGTTCGTAAACCGCTGCCCGCGCCGAAGCGCGGTACGATCTATGTGCGTTCGACGCGCAGTTGTGGCAACACAGCGAATACGTTGCGCGAAGGCGTGCAGTACACGCGCCGTGCTAACCGGGCGGCAAGAGCGGTAGGCTTTAGCGAAGCTAAGACTTACGCCTTGCACTTAATGCTGTTGTACGAGCGCATGAAGCGACTCGGGCACCTGCGATAGAGAGGGAACTATGCAAACGATACAAGCCCGTAACGTCAGCGAGGCGTGGGCGGTCTTCCACCGAGTCATGGGGTACGCCACCGCGACGCGCGAAGTTCGGCCACGCGGGGTGCTGACGCGAGAGATAATCGGCCCGGTCGCAACAACTTACACGCACCCCGAGGAGTGCGTGCTGCTCGACCCAACGCGCGACTGCAACCCGGCATTCCATTTGTACGAGGCACTTTGGATGCTCGCCGGCCGAGAGGACGTCGCACGGGTCAAGTTCTATTCCCCCCAAATCGCAGCCTACAGCGACGACGCGCTGACGTTCCACGGGGCGTACGGCTTTAGGTGGCGACAATACTTCGAGTTTGACCAGCTCTTGGCGTTGATACTACTTCTTAGGAAAGACCCCGATACGCGCCGCGCGGTGCTCGCGATGTGGGACGCCGAGGACTTGATAGCGGCGGACAGTGGACTCGATGTTCCATGTAATACACAGGCGTATCTACAGCTACGCGAGGGTGCGCTGAACATTACCGTGTGTAACCGATCTAATGACGCCGTGTGGGGTGCCTATGGCGCTAACGCCGTGCAGTTTTCTATCCTTCTGCAATTCCTCGCCGCCGCTGTCGGCGCCCGCGTCGGTGCTTACACGCAGGTAAGCAATTCCCTGCATGTCTATCTCGAAGGAAAAGCAGGGGACGTGTGGCAACGGTGCGCGTCGGCGCCTCCACCGTTACTGCAACGCTACGAATCCCTGATACCGCACTTACCTCTCGTCGTTTCCTGGGAAGCGTTTCTCGAGGAAGCCACCGCGCTGACCGCGCCACCGGACGGCACGCCGGGGCTGTATAACTACACGGAGCCGTGGATTAAGCGGGTAGCGCTACCGCTGCTCGATTCGCATGCGATGTATAGGTGCGGCGCGCTGAAGACGGCGATCGAGCACCTAGCGGCGTCGCGGCTGGAACTCGACGACCCGTGGTTGGGGGCGGGAGAAGCGTGGCTGCGGCGACGGGAAGTGAACCGAGGAGCGCAGCGATGAGCGACGTCAATGATTGCTACTATCCCGTGACCGCTACGTCGTCGATGTTTCTGAAACTGTACGACGCCGGCCGTGTGCAGCGATTCCACACCACGCCGGACTACTCCGGAACGCCGCACCAGAACCTCGCGGAACACTCGTGGGGGGTAGCTATGTTGTGCGTGGAGCTCTGCGTGCGGTCCACGGTAACGCCATCAACGTTGCTGCTGCGCGCGGCGCTGACGCACGACCTAGCCGAGTACTGGACCGCCGACTTGCCCGCGCACGTCGGCTGGGCGCACCCGGCGCTAACCGAGGGGCTGAACGCGGCGCAAACGCACGAGGAGGTGGCGCACGGCATCTGGTTCGCGGACCGATTGACCGACTGGGACAAGCGCGTGCTCTGGTGGGCGGATAAGTTGGAACTGTTCCTATACTCCCTACAGCGAGCGCGCAACGGCGTCGCGGCGTACCGGGCGGTAGCGACTAACATCGAATCCTACCTGCGCGGGAAGATTACCGGCGAGCACACGTTTTTGGACAACCTAGGCTTAAAATTCATCGACGAATTTAACGGAGCGCTGACATGAAGGACGGCGGACAGGCATTTCCCGTAATCGAGAACGCTAAGGTAAATGATGAAACTCAAGAAATTGCATTAAGAGGTAATCCCGGCATGTCGCTGCGCGATTACTTCGCCGCGAAGGCGATGCAAGCAATCGTCAGCGTCGCGCTACAGGCCACCGACACTGAGAATATCGCGGGCGCTGCGTATGAGTACGCCGATGCGATGTTGCTGGCGAGGGGAAAATGAGCGACCAAAGCGCGCAAGCTGCGACAATTCGTCTGGTCATCAAAGGCATAATTTCCGAGTTGTCGGGGGAGGACGTACGAAAGGTGGAGGCCGCAGCGGCCGAGCTTCGCGCGGTGCTGCTTAAATACGGGGATGTAAGCCAGCTAGCGTACGCGCTGGTAGGAGCGGAGCAAGTATGAGTGCGGACGAAAGGCAAGTAGGTGGAAACCACTACAAGGACGAGAACGGCGGCGAGGAGCACTGGACGCGGGTGTACCGCCTAGGTCTTGATTACTTCCAAGCGTGCATAACGAAATACGTAGAACGATGCTGGAAAAAGAACGGGCTGCAAGATCTCGAAAAAGCGCGGCACTTCCTGGATAAGTACATCGAGCTACACACGCCGGAAAAGCCCACGTGGGCGTTAGGGCCGAAGGAGGAAGCTAAGTTCAGTGAACTGTCGAGGGCGGTAAGTAGTACGATACGCGACCTAAGTAACTTGGCATCGGCGCAACACCCCCACCCACACGTGCGAGAGTACGGCGCCGAGGTCGCTCCGACGGGGTGGATCGGGTTCGTCTTCGAAGGGGCCAACGCAGAGGGGTTTCTATTCACTTGCCAAAACTGCGCTGCTGAGGTGTATGCTCCGCCGCACGATAACCCGCATAAGTACCATCGTTGCCCCTAAAAGTGGCTACCCGCTCGACTGCTAACGACATAACGACGCGCACTCGCGACGGGGTGGAGCAATACAAGTGCTCCAACCAGAATTGCCCCGTAGGGTGGCAGACCGCCGCTAACTACCCCATGCAAGAGGGGAAGCGCCGGTCACGTTGTCGTACTTGCTTAGCGGCCTATCAGCGCAATTATTGGCACGAGCACGTCGGAGACGGTGAACGCTTACGTCCCACGGCTCCCGCTAGCGCGTTGCGCGATTTAGCAGCGGCGTGGCCCGATCCGTGGCTCGACGTGGAAGACCGTGGCTGGTACAACTACGAGACGTACGAGTGGCATCCGACGCCTTACGATTATGACTCCTACGAGCTACCCGACGACGATGGACAAACTTCGCCCTTGTATTTTCTGTAATAGCACGGACGTGGAACTAGCCCATGGTTTCGGTGAGTTGGCGCACGTACACTGCAATACCTGCTTTGCTACCGGTCCATCGTTCCTGTTGCGGTCGCGCGTGGGCCACACTAAGCAGTGGGCGACGGACGCGGCGGTGGACGCCTGGAATGGAAAAGGACTTCCTAAATAAAGGGCTTTACCGTTACCATGGAGAAAGGTTAAAGTTCCACACCTTGCAAAACTGCCGTGGCGCGCGGCGACGAGTTCCTCTTGGTGATGAAACCTCGTTGCTCACTTGTTCCCGGCTTCAGCTTTAAGAAAATCGGTGGCGTAGATTACGGTTACTTCCATCCTAAGGACGAGGTCGCGGGTTCGAATCCCGTTCGGCGCTTAGCGGCGCTGGTAGCTCAGCGGTTAGAGCGCGTAACTATCCGTGGTCGTTGGTTCCCCGATTTTTGCTTTTGAGTGTCCCGTGGCGTAGATGACAAGTTCATCCCGAGGTTAGAGCGTCGGGCGATAACAACGTCCGAAGGTAGCCGGTTCAAGTCCGGCGCGTGGCTGCAAGCTCGCCAAAACCTTGTTGTCGACTGTTCCCGGAATGTAAGTCTCGCGTGCGGTGGCGATATTGACGCGTTCTTCTTCGACAGTTGTGCCGTGCGGCCGGAGGGCCGCAAGCGTCGATGGCAGTTCCCCGCTTTCAACCCTAAACGCAGTGGTCGTTCCCTACGTAAAGGAAAACATCAATGAAACTCAATACTCCGGTAAAAGCACCCCCGGCCTATAATCACGAAGGCACGCGTGCCGTGCATTCGACCCCTCTGCGCGAACTGCGTCGCGCCGTTCTGGCGTGTCTGCTCTGGGAGGATTCATTCTACGAGAGCGGTGTCTCGACCGCCGATCGCATTAAGTCGTTGGTCGCTAAGTGCGTGCCAGTGGACGTCATGGCGCTCGCAATCAAGGCACGCCACGAGATGAAGCTCCGCCACGTGCCGCTCCTGCTGGCGCGCGAGATGGCGCGGTTGCCGGAGCACAAGACGCTCGTCGCGCACACGCTAGAAGCGATCATCGAGCGTCCAGATGAGATTACGGAATTCCTAGCCATCTACTGGAAGGACGGCAAGCAACCACTATCGGCGCAAGTCAAGAAGGGGCTCGCGCGTGCGTTCGAGAAGTTCAACGAGTACTCGCTAGCGAAGTACGACCGAGAGGGTAAGGTGCGGCTGCGTGACGCGCTGTTCTTGAGCCACGCTAAGCCGGGCGACCGCACTGCCGCTGCGCTGAAGGGGCGCCCGACGATCGGTGTTGGCGAGAAAGCCACCACGGTCTACACGAAAGCGGAGCGCGCGCTGAACATGCGTCGCGTGCTGTCGCCGCGCGAAGACCTGTACCGCCGGCTCATCGCGGGTGAGTTGACGACCCCCGATACGTGGGAGGTCGCGCTCTCTGGCGGCGCGGACAAACGCGAGACGTTCGAGCGGTTGCTAGCCGACAATAAGCTGGGCGCGTTGGCGCTGCTCCGTAACCTGCGCAACATGCGCGACGCGGGCGTCGATCGCAAGGCGGTGGCTGGCGCGCTGGATAACGTCAAGGTCGATCGCGTGTTACCGTTCCGGTTTATCGCAGCGGCGCGAGCTTGCCCCGGCTGGGAAGACCTGATCGAGCCGGCGATGCTGCGCTGCCTGGAAGGGCGCGATAGATTGCCCGGTAAGACCGTGCTGCTGATCGATACGTCGCCTTCCATGCGGCAGTCGCAAGTTTCGGCGAAGTCGGAGCTAACGCGAGAGGACGCCGCGCTGGGTCTCGCCATTCTAGCACGAGAGGTGTGCGAAGAGATCGACATCTACGCATTTTCGAATGAACACGCTCTCGTACCCGCGCGACGGGGCTTCGCCCTGGCGGACGCAATCCAACGTGCGGTGCCCTCGAACGGTACGCGGATCGGAAGCGCGGTGCTGGGGGTGTCGGGACGGTACCAGCGGCTAATCGTCATGACGGACGAAGAATCGCAAGACGCAGTAGGAGCGCCGGACGCTGGTAAGATCGCTTACATGATAAACGTAGCGACGTACAAGAACGGCGTCGGCTTCGGCGCGTGGAACCGCATCGACGGCTGGAGCGAAGCGGTGTTCGACTACATTCGTGAATTGGAAGCGGAGGAAGTAGCGCCATGATGGACTCCTTATATGTGTTGTTGGTCATCCTCGCGGTAGTTTTGCTAGGTAGATTGCTGCTGCCACCGGAGGAGGCGTGATGGGACGTCCACGGATATTCGAGCACGAAACGCTGCGCGAGCCGGCACTGCGTCCAGATGATGGACGCCCATATGCCGAGTCGCTGGAGGTTAGAGCGGACGAGGTGCGTGCCGGGGATGTCGTCGAGACGATCGGTACGGTGATGGCGGTGGCGTCGGTCGGCAAGTACGTGCGGGTGTCGGGGCGGGCGCTGGCCCGCGAGTGGTTGCCTTCGCGCAAGGTGAAGATCGTACGGCGCAACTGGGATAAGCAGTGAGCGCCGCTGAGAAAGTCGCACACGTTAAACACGCAGCGCAGACGCGGGCGCACGCTTGCCACTGGCCGGGGTGTGCTAGACAGGTGCCCCCGGCGATGTGGGGCTGCGGGCCGCACTGGTTCCGGTTACCCAACGCGCTGCGAGCTAAGATCTGGGCTACGTACGTGGTGGGGCAGGAAGACCGCCTAGACCCTAGCGCCGAGTACCTAGCGGTAGCTAGTGAAGTACAAGCGTGGATAAAGTCCAAGGAGAAAACGAATGCCAAGAAGTAACGGAGCAGCGGTGCGCGTAGCGCCGACGACGAAGGCGGAAGCGAAGTTGCTGCAACGGCCAGCGGCGGAAGTGGTAAAGCTCGAAGAATCGAAGTACATCTTCCCTAAGTCGCTGGGGTCGTGCGTCGACCGGCTGAAGACGCTGGACGTCAAGGCGGACGCGATCAAGGCGCAGTTGAAGGTGGTGGAAGATGAGTACCGCGCGCTGGAGGCGCACCTGATCGAGTCGATTCCTAAGGAGGACCTGCAAGGCGCGACGGGCAAGACCGCCCGCGTGGAGCTCGACCGCAAGCCGGTGCCGACCGCTAAGGATTGGGATAAGCTCTACGCCTACATCAAGAAGACTGGGGCGTTCGATCTTCTACATAAGCGATTGAGTACGACCGCGTGCAATGAGCGCTGGGCGGCGAAGCGCGTGATCCCCGGTGTCGAGTCGTTCACCGTCGTCAAGCTGAAGTTGACGGCGCTTAAGAAGCGAGTCCAGTAAAATGCCAGGCTACTGTACGGAATCCGACGTCCGGCGCGTCGTGCGCGAGGAGTTGCGGGCGGAGCGGCGCTTACTCACGCGTCCACACGCACCACTGCCAACCCCTTCAGCCGACGAAGCACTAGCAGTTAGTCGCTCCCTGTTGGTAGAAGTAAATAGACTCAAGCGACTCCTCCGAGCGGCGTGCAGCACGCTAGAAAGCAGCCGCATCGGAGAAGCCATGTGGTCGGGCGAATTGGCAAAGTGGCGTCGGGAAGACCGACGCGGCGCGCAGGAACTGCGCGCGACGTCCTTAGAGTTCGCCTATGCCGAGGGGGAACGCGATTGAAGTCCATCCTCGATCCTACCTTCAAGTATACCAGCAGTGTAAATACTGATCTACGTAAGACCTTCGCTCGAGTGCGAAGACAGCAACAGCGGGAGAAAGAACAAAAGGTGGTACCGCTGGTGAAATCCAAGAGCACTTAAATTTCAAATAATGGAGAAGCCCAGCATGGCACGTAAGACCACAGCAGTACTCGAAGAACCCAGCACCGCTCGCAAGCCGAAGCGCGAGCCAGTAACGATCGACGCGGAGCCGTCCAACGGTAGCAAGTCCCGTGCCGTAGCCCCCCGGAAGACCACCGCCCTAGCGGAGACGTACGACTGGCGGAAGGAAGTTGCCGCCTACGCCGCGAAGACGGTGAAGATGGAGGAAAGCGTGCAGGCGGGTAACCGCATCAGCACCAAGGGCGGGGTATTGACGTACAAGCAAACTCCGTTGAAGGACAACGAACTGCACGGCATTATTCTCTGCGCGTTGATCGAGAACGCGTACTACCCAGGGAAGTACAACCCCGACGCGCCGACGGCGCCCGTCTGCTTCGCGTTTAGCGAAGACGGTGAGGAGATGGCCCCCCACGAGAAGTCGCACGAACCGCAGCACGAAACGTGCCACGGTTGTCCTCACAATGAGTTCGGGTCCGCGGACACCGGCCGTGGCAAGGCGTGCAAGAACTCGCGCCGACTCGCCATTCTGCCGCTGCAAGCGCCGTTCACGGTGAAGGACGTGGAGGAAGCGGAGATCGCCACCATCGGCGTGCCGGTGATGTCGGTGAAGGGCTACTCGTTGTACGTCAAAGATCTCGCGATTAAATCCAACCTGCCGTCGTGGGCGTGGCAGTCGCGGCTCTGGTGTACACCGGACGCGAAGAGCCAGTATCGCTTGTGCTTCGAGTCGAGCGACCGTAAGCCGTTGCCGGACAAGCTCTACAATGCCATCCTGGCCCGCGTCAAGGAAGCCGAGCGCATTCTCGACGAACCGTACGTCTACGTGGACCCGACGACGGTCGACCGGCCGGCGGCGAAGGGAGGTAAGGGTGCCGCGCGTCGAGCCAAGTACTGACCCGACCGCGCGGTTGCTGCGTAGCTGGGAAGGGCTCAATAATTACCTGCGTTCCGCCACCGAAGACCGCGTGTTGCTGCCACTATTGCGGCGTGCGATAGAATTGGGGGCGCGAACGCAGGTGATCGAACGGCTCTATCAACGGTACAGTACCCTGCGACACCAACGCGAGCACGCGGCGCTATTGGACGCTACCAACAAGAGGAAGGAGGGGCGCCAGTGGGAGTTCCCAATTGCGTAGCGATGGAGTCGATGTGGCCCCTCCATTAAAGACTCTAACACAGTATCGAAAGGAAGCTACGCGCGTGGGTGCGTGCTTGGAGCACCCGTCACGTGGTAGGATTTCTCGCCATGTATACCAACTAAAGTACGGACCCTTGCCACCGAATGTACACGTGCTGCATCGGTGTGACAACCCGTCGTGTATAAATTTTAGACATTTATTCACGGGCAGCCACACCGATAATATGAGGGACGCCGCTCGTAAGGGTCGGCATGTGTCTTCAGACCCTGAGCAAAGACGGCGATTTGGAAAGGAAGCTGAGAAACTTTGGGCGGACCTTGAATTAGCCAAGAAACGCCGTAAGGCGATAAACAAGGCGTTAAAAACGAAGTGGGCTATAGATCCACAGTTTCGTAAGAACGTAAGTAAGGGTGTAAGTGAAAATCTTAAAAAGTTGTGGAAAGACCCAGCCTACCGTGCAAAGATGGTTACTGCGCAAAAAGCTAGCGCAGCTCGGCGACGTGGAGAGTCGGCTCAACGTTTTCGAGCCTTATGGCAGAACCCCGTATGGCGTAAGAACCGAATAGCTTGGTTAAAGTCCGTTGACAATCCTAATCGGAGGCGGCGACTTGTCAACCCCTAGTTGTGTTGTCGTGGACTTCGAGTCGGAAGGGATACTTCCGAGACCGGACTATCCGCCGAAGCCAGTCGGCGTCGCCATTAGGGTGCCCGGCGTGAAGTCGTACTACTTAGCGTGGGGACACCCTTCCGGAAATAACTGTTCATTCAATGATGCTCGTTCGCATTTGAAACGTATTTGGTCATCTGGGTTGCCTATTCTTGCTCACAATTTCAAATTTGATGGAGATTTAGCAGAAAGCTATTTCGGTCTTCCACTGCCTCCTTGGGACCGTACTCACGATACATTGTTGTTGATATTCCTTCAGAACCCCGACCGCTCGACTCTCTCCTTGAAGCCGGTGGCGGAGCAGGTGCTGGGGCTGCCCCCGAACGAGCGCGACGCCGTCCGCGCGTGGCTCATCGCGCAGGGGATCGTCAAGAAGAACGACAAGAAGTGGGGGGCGCACATCAGCGAGGCGCCCGGCGACCTAGTAGGACGCTACGCGATCGGCGACGTGGACCGAACTTACGCGCTCTTTCAAAAGTATTATCAAGAAGTCGTGGTGGACCGGGGCATGGGTGCAGCTTACGACCGCGAGCGGCGTCTGATGCCCATCCTACTAGCGTCGGAGCGGCGCGGGCTAGCGGTGGACCTGCGCGGGCTGGAGCGCGACGTACCCCGCTACAACGCTGCGTTGAACGACGCGGACGCGTGGCTATGCAAGCGACTGAAGACGAAGGGGCTCAACGTTGACAGCGACGATGAGTTAGTGATCGCGCTCCAGCGATCCGGACTGATGGATGAGACTAAGTGGGAGCGTACCCCAACGGGCCAGTTGTCCACCAAAAAGACCGCGTTAGCGGCGGCTATAACGGACGCCCCCCTGCTCGCCGCGCTGACGTACCGCGCCACGGTGGCCGGCGCGCTACGGGGCTTCCTGACGCCGTGGCTGGCTACCGCGCAGCGGACCGGTGGGTTGATCCATACGTCGTGGAATCAGGTGGCACAGGACTATCACTCCAGCGGCGCCCGGAAGGGTACGCGCACCGGCCGGCTTTCCAGCGTGCCGAACCTGCAGAATATAACCACGAATCTGGAGGAGAAGGACGAGCTGATGGCTGCGCTGGCGGGCTTGCAGAAGTTGCCAGCGTTGTCGCAACTATTGCAGCGCGCGCCGCTGCCGATGGTGCGCAGCTACGTCGTGCCACGTAAGGGGCGCGTGCTGCTCAATCGCGACTACCACTCGCAAGAGCTGCGCATCTTAGCACACTACGAGAACGGCTTGCTACTGGAAGCTTACCAGAAAGACCCGTGGCTGGATATGCACGTCTTCGTGCAGAAGTTGATTTCCGAGATGTTGAACATGGAAGTCAAGCGCAAGCCGATCAAGATACTCAACTTCGGCTTGATCTACGGCATGGGCATCGGTAAGTTGGCGCGCGCCATGGCGCTCTCGGTGGAGTCCGCCACACAGCTGCGTAACGCGCACAAACGAGGCATCCCCGGCATCAAGGACTTGTCGGAGGGGCTACGCGACCGCGCGGCGCGGAACCAGCCGCTGCGTACGTGGGGCGGGAGGGAGTACTACTGCGAAGCGCCGCGCGAGATCGAGCTACCTAACGGTGCGAAGAAGACGATTACGTTCGAGTACAAGATGCTGAATACGCTCATCCAGGGCAGCGCAGCAGACAATACCAAGCAGGCCATGTGCAACTACGCCGAGATCGCGAAGGACGGTGAACTGGACCTTAACGTGCACGACGAACTGCTGGCGGAGTGTCCGAAGGGCGCGCGGGTGCCGGAGATGCGGCGCCTCCGCGACGCGATGGCCGACGTAGCGTTCGACGTGCCGATGCTGTCCGAGGGCGCGTGGAGCGCGACGCGGTGGACGGAGTTGACCAAGTTACCGAGAGGAGAGTGATGGAACGCCGCTTCGCTGAAGCATTGATCGAGGCATGGAAGAACAAAGAGATGATTCCAGGTCCGTCGACTTTTCCTACTTTCGTGGAAGTGATAACGGAGACCGGCGAAACAACGAACGACATCATTTTACGCGTAATGAAGATGGTGAGAACTAGAAAGCAGCATCATGGGTGCTCTTTCTATAGTAGAACTTACATGGGGAAAAGATTTAGCGTGGTATCTGATCTACTATGGGAAGGTAAGTTCGAATCGGCACTGCGACTGTTAGTGCGTTCCAAGCCGTCGACTCGCTCATTACGGGATAAAGCGAAACGCGACGAGGTATCTGATGAAAAGTTTGCTCGTCGGTCGGAAATGACAGAGACCGGAGAACTGCGAAGGTTCAGCGCAGCAGGAAGAGTAAGGCTGAGGATGCGCAAACTCGATGCTGGAAGTGATTGGAAAACTGTTAAGTAAAGGAGAATAGACCATGACGTACAACGCCATCGAGGATCTAAGAAAATCAAAAAGATTCAAACAACCGGGCAAACATGGAAACAAAAACCCAAAGATGCCATGGGCTAAAAATCCTCAATTAGCAAAGATCGTAAGTATTGCTTGCATTCGGATGGAGCACCTGTACGGCGACACCCCAGAAAAGTGGTTTTCTGCAAATGGAAAGTGGGGCGATGATCGGTGGGTGGAGATGTGGCAATGGGTAGAGCAGTATTACCCCATAGAAGCACTCTGCGCCATGTTCGAGCGTGCGTTAGTGGGCGGGGATGTGCAAGATATAATCCCAGTATTTCGTGACCGAGTTCATAAGAAGTACCATGACCAACGACACGGTGCGCAATTTCGTTCTCCAGAACACCCTATGTACCGAGACTTGGATACGTGGAATATCTGCCGTACCGAGTACGCTCGGCGATTTCAAGCACACTAAGGACAGCGTATGAAGACTGAATCCACCGACGCGTTGATCATCGTCGACGTGCAGAACGACTTCATCACCGGCACGCTGCCCGTGCCCTACGGTGGCTGCGTAGTCGCGCCGCTGCACGGCCTAGCGATGCAGTTCCAAGAGCGCAAGCTACCAATCTTCCTGACCATGTGCTGGCACCCGGTCGACCACTGTTCATTCAAGGAGTACGGCGGTACGTGGCCGGCGCACTGCGTGCGCGGAACGAACGGCGCGGCGCTAGCTTACCCGCTCGGCACGACCTACGGAACGCTGGTGCAGAAAGGACAGCATCCCGCTAAGGACGCCTACTCTGGCTTCGAGGACACCGACTTAGCGAGCAACTTGCTGAGCTACGGTACGCGTCGCCTATTCGTCGGCGGGCTAGCTACCGACTACTGCGTGCGAGCGACGGTGCTGGACGCGCTCAAGCTGGGCTTCGAGACCGTGCTACTCTGCGACGCGGTCGCTGCGGTGAACGTTAAGTCGGACGACGGAGAGCGCGCGCTGACGGAGATGTACGCCGCCGGAGCGCGAGCGCGCACCGTCCACTGGGTGCGGTGATGGAACTATTATTTGACCCCGTTACTACCGACGACTCGACGTTCCAGCCGCTAGCTACCATGCCGCGCGGGCATAAGTGCATCCTGCTGACGCGCGGCGGCGTCGCGGTAATTGGGGTGCTTACCAACGACGCGGGTGGCTACGTAGCGTGGGCGCCACTGCCGAGAATACCCCCGGAAATCAAGGAGCTGCTTCGATGACAGTGCTGCACCAGTTACGTGAATTGCGTAAGCTCGACTCCGCTATCGACGTACACGCTGGGAACTGTCGTGAGGAAGTGTGCCCCCTCGACGTGGCGGACCGAATCCTGCTGGTGCTGGACCGTTACCCCACATCGACGGAGGGCATTTTCAAAGCGTTTAGCGTGGTAGCGTGCGAGCTATCCGCTCGGTTGGCCAGCGACGCGCAACGGTGGGCCTTGATCGATCACCAGCACGCCGCGACCGCCGTAGCTATAGAATTTACCATCCGACTAGGGATATCCGAAACACAACAAAAAGAACCCCTCCAGGGAGCTGGTAGTGCCGACAAAACGAGTTGAAAGAATCAAGAGTTGGTCGTACTCACGTTATTCGACGTACGAGAAGTGCCCCGCGCTAGCGAAGTACAAGTTCATCGAGAAGCGGCAGGAACCAGGCAGCACGGCGATGGACCGTGGATCGGACATCCACCTGATGGCGGAGCACGCGGTCAAGGGTACGGCGCCCCCCGCGACGGAGTTCAAAGCCCTAGCCCCGGCGCATGCGAACGGGACGGTAGAGCTGCTTAAGAAGGGCAAGCTACCGGAGGAACTTGGGAATTTCACTAAAGAGTTCGCTGCCGCACGCAAGACGAAGGGCGTCGAGACGGAATTGATGCTGGCGTTCACCTCGCAGTGGGACGCGTGCGATTGGCGCGACTGGAACCGGGCTTGGGTCCGCATCAAGATCGATCTATTGCTGCCCCCGACGATAAAGGCGCCGGTCGTCAAGGTAATCGATCATAAGACCGGGCGCCCGCGCGACGATTACGATGAGCAACTGGAACTCTACGCCATCGGCGCATTCCTACGTTACCCGCAAGCGGCGACAGCAGATACTCGGCTCTGGTACCTTGACCAAGGGTTGATCGCTCCGGATGATCCCAAGGAGGGGGTCTTCAAGCGCGCCGAGTTGCCGAAGTTGATCAAGCTCTGGGAGCAGCGCATAACGCCGATGCTCAACGACGCGGTATTCGCCCCTAGGCCCGGCCCCCAGTGTCGTTGGTGCGCGTTCAGCAAGGCGAAATCTGGCCCCTGCGTGTACTGACGTGGATCTTGACCCCTACCAGGAACTAGGTGTCGCCCCCGACGCGACGGAGCAGGACGTCCGCGCCGCATACAAGCGCCTAGCGCAGCAGCACCACCCGGACAAGGGCGGCGACCACGGCCGATTCGAACGGCTGAACGCTTCCTACCGGACGCTGCGCGACCCGGAGAAGCGCAAACGGTACGATGAGTTCGGGGTCATGGATAGCGCGAACTACGGCGACGCGCGTGAACAATTCATTCGTGCGCAAGCTACCGAAGTGCTAATTGCCGTCATCGACAATAGCCCAGACGTGGACACCGTCGACATGGTAGGACGTGTACGGCAATTCTTGGCAGAGAAGATCGCTGAGCTGACCAAGACGCGCGACGTTGAACTCCCTGCCTTGATAGACCGCCGCAAGTCCGCGCGGAGACGGCTAATGCACCGCGACGGCGGAGAAGCGGAGGACCCAGTGCTGTTGGCGATCGACTACGAGATCGATAAGCTGGAGCGCGGCCGGCAGCAGCTGGGAGCTAAGATGGAAAACCTGCGAGACGTGCGGAAGTTCTTCGACGCGTACGGTTACGTGTACGAGACTCCCTCTGCTTTCATTTGGGTAACAAGTGCGTAAGCGTCGAGAGAAGGAGTCGGCGATCGAGGACCGCGTCGTGCGGTGGGCCGTCGCGAATGGGATCATGCACCGCAAGATGGACGGGCTAGGACACAAAGGGTGGCCCGACCAACTCTTCCTGCTACCGAACGGCATAGCAGCGTTCGTCGAATTTAAGAAACCGAAGGAAGAGCTGACGCCGTTGCAGAACAAGTTCCTTCGAGAATTGGTGGACCGTAAGCAATACGCAACGTGGACCGACGACAGCGATGCCGCGATCGCGTGGCTAGGTGAGTTGCTGAAGCTACAGCGCGTCTTCGGGAAGGCGAAAGCGAAGCTGTGACCTATCGTTCGGACGAAGAACGCTTCTACGATTACATCGAGCAATTAGAATCTTGTATTGTAGAAGACCTGATAACTGGCTGCTGGATTTGGACGGGGCTATTATGGACGAACGGCTATCCTAGGTTGCGTAGACATAGGTGCATGCCCGGCACTAGCTCGCGCGTACATGTTTTAATTTACTTATGGTACCTAGGACCTATTTCTGAAGGCTTAATGGTATGCCATTCTTGTGACGTCAAACGTTGTGTAAATCCGGATCACCTGTGGCTAGGAACTAATCGTGATAACCAGATGGATGCTTCACGAAAAGGTGTCTTCAAGCGTTACTGGACTCCAGAACAACGTAGAGCCTGGGGTAAACTGAAAAGCGGCAGCGGAAACCCAATGTACGGCCGCGACGGGCCATTGTCCCCTGCTTATGGTCGTACAGGTAGCAAACACCCGATGTTTGGCAGACACCATACAGAAGAAGCTCGTCGTAGGATATCTTCTTCCTGTAAAAATACATATGAAAATAGGAGCGAAGAATCACGAAAAGCACTGCACGAATCTTTGAAGAAGTGTTGGACACCGGAACGTCGTCAAAGCGCCAGTAAACGAGTCCGACTGTATTGGAAACGCTGGAGATTATTAAATCGTGCAAAATAACGGAGGATCGCCCGGCTCGAGCGGACTCCCGTGGAAGCCCAAGGCATACGCTCAGAAGGCTGTACGCTTTCTCGTGTCCCGAGGGGCAGCGGGGCTCTTTCTCGATCCGGGCTGAGTAGGCCTAGGTAAAACGAGCATCACGCTCGCCGCGTTCGACGTCCTCCGTTCCCAGAAGCTGACTAGGGGCATGCTGGTCATAGCCCCGCTGCGCGTGGTTCACCTAGTCTGGCCGGCCGAACGCACGAAGTGGCGCGACTTCCAGCACCTGAAGATGGAGGTACTGCACGGACCGCGCAAGGACGCCGCGCTGCGGCGCAAGGCCGACATCTACCTGATTAACCCGGACGGTCTCTCATGGTTGGAAGAAAAGCTAGGCAAGAATCGCGACAAGTGGCCGTTCGATATACTCTGCATCGACGAGTCAACGCTAGTGAAGAACTCCGGCACTCTTCGATTCAAGATCATCCGGCGGATGCTGCACCAGTTCCGGCGGCGCTACATCCTGACCGGTACGCCTGCCCCTAATGGATTGCACGATTTATTCTCGCAGGTCTTTTGCCTCGACCTAGGGAAATCTCTAGGCAAGTACATCACGCACTACCGGATGCAGTACTTCGACCAGACGGGCTTCGGCGGGTACACCTATGTACCGCGCCCCGGCGCGGAAGAGAAGATCTACGCTGCCATTGCGCCGTACATCCTACGCATGGACCGCGCCGATTACCTGGACCTCCCCGCGTTGGTCGCGTCCAACACCTACGTCGAGCTACCACCGAAGGCGAGCGCAGCGTACGACAAGTTCGAGAGCGACTTCCTACTGGAGTTTGGGCGTAACAAAGCGATTACGGCGGTGAACGCGGCCGTCCTGGGGGGCAAGCTGCGCCAACTGGCGAACGGCGGCGTCTACCTCGACGCGCAACCGAACGAAGCTAAACGCCGCGTCAAGGAGTTCCACGACGCGAAGAGCGTCGCACTAGTCGAGCTCATGGGGGAGTTACAGGGCCACCCGACGTTGATCGCGTACGAGTTCCTACACGACGCGGCGCGCATCCAGCGCGCGTTGAAGAAAGCCGGCTACGGTGACGTACCTAGAGTCGGTGGGGGCGTCAGCATGAAGGACACGGCGGCTATCGTAGCGGCGTGGGACGCTGGCGAGCTAGCGTGCATCGTCGCGCAGCCGCAGTCCGTAGCGCACGGGCTTAACCTGCAGAAGACGGGGCGCGCAGTCATCTGGTACTCGTTACTGTGGAACTACGAGCTGTACGACCAGTTCATCCAGCGTATCTGGAGGCAAGGCCAGACAGAGCGCGTCTTCCTACACCACCTAGTCGCGCGCGGTACGACGGACGAAGCCGTGTTGGGTGGACTGCGCGGAAAAGCCCGCACGCAAGGCGCGCTACTGGATGCGCTGCGCGCGTACAGTAGGAAGCGTCGATGAAACCTAAACGTGGCACCTACCGGCTGCTCGATACGTCGCGACGTGGAAGTCGCGCTTCGTGATGGATCGACGCGCGGCGCGGTCTATAGGGGGACAAGCCCAACACGCCCCGCGCGGGCGCACGCGGTACTATAATGCCGTGGCTGGCGACCCGCTTAGGGGTAAAAGCCCTGTTAAAACCGAGACTTGCGGGAGCTTAAAGGTGGGGCTTTACTTCCTCAAAGGCAGGCCTCATCATTCAGCTAACACCTCCCACGCTGCCGCCCCGGTCAATTGAAAGTCAAGCCCCGAGGGCACGGGAAAAAAGACAAAAAGAACCAAGGTGGATTGCAGGCCCGCTCCAAGGCGCCGTCGACTCGGCCGTAGTACCGATCCAGTGGTTAAATGCGTGCATCCGGAAACGGCCACCGCTATCCGCTCCGACGATCGGCGTCCTTACATCAAGCGCGTGTTGATCGGCCGCGCTCCAATCCAACTCACGCGGAAAGGGAATTGAACAAGAGACAGCCGGGGCGAACAACCCCGCTGACCGCGAAGACGGACGACGAGCGGAGTAGATCGTCACCACTAGATGCTTCCGACACGGTGTTATGAGCACCGTGTCTGAGTCCATCTGGGCTCGATGTAACCCTTCTCATACGGAGACTACGATGGCCCTGTACACGATGCAAGACACGACGCTGCAAACGTGGTTCGAGCGCGACCGCGCGCACGTCTGCCTTAACGACCTCGACGGTAACACGCTGATCGAGTGGTGGGACGACGACGTCAGCGAAGCGATCGATGACGGCTTCCTGGACCCGCGGGATTATCACCGCAGCGCGTTCGAGTACGCTCGCGACCTGAAGTTGGTGTAACATGGCTAAGCGCCCCGAACCCAAGCTGACCACGACGCACCGCGTACCCGGCCGTGCTCCCGACGTCACGGTAAATACGGGATTGACTAGCGACGTTGGAGCTACGACGCTGGATATCTACTACGACCATGGCAAGACGTTCGTTGTGCCGTGTGGTGAAGTATACAACGCTGAGCCGTGGTATTACCGAGGAACTGAACTACCCAGCGACGTACGTCGTTGGTACCGCGCCGCGATGCGGTAAACCCTTCTCATACGGAGACTACGAAATGAAAGCTACCCACTACGGCGAGTGTCAACTTTGCGGTCGTAAGCAACGACTTCCCAACAGCGTGCTAGCGAAGCACGGCTACGCAGTCCAGTGGAATACGTTTCAGGGCGTCTGCCCCGGCTCGGGGCACGCGCCGTACGAACTTTCTCGCGACTTGCTGGAAGTGCAGGCGGTCTTGCAGGAAGCGCGGCTGATCGAGCAACGCGCGCAGGCGACCGAAGCACGGTCGCTGCGCGACGCGGTGTGGGTGCGCGAATACATCCCCGCCACGTTTGGGGTTAGGCACTCATCAGGGGTATGGCACCGGCTTCCGCTGAGTGAAGTAACCATCGAGCACGGTACGGTCGTCTGGACGGCGAATAACGGTAAGCGTCATGTCGAACGGACTTACGGTGGGGGCGACATAGTAGTTGCGTTGAACGCTAGGCGCGCCGAGGCGTTCGCTCACGACGCGGAGAAGACCCTGCAGTACATCAAGTGGCTGCGCGCTCGCCGCACGGCATGGAAGCTGAAGACGCTGACCCCCGTTTAGAGTTCCGAGGACGCGGCACACCGCGTCTCCGGCGCTTTGCCGGCCCTTCTCATACGGAGACTAAACAATGACACAACGTTCACAGATGTACGTCGTCTATCGCGTCATATCGCGCGACGACAAGGGCAACACGGCGACGCGGGAATACGCAACGACGTTCATGGACCGCGACGATAGCGACAAGCGAATGGTGGAGAACGAAGTGCCATCGACTATTGACCAGCGCAAGGCACGCGTATTCGACAAGAAGGAAGCGTTCCAGTACGCGCTGCGCGCGGGCTGGACCTGGACGCCGGGCGAGCTTGTAAGCGACGCCAAGGGCGTACACGTCGAGGAGTAGATGTAAGTAATCCGACGCCGAGCGCGTCGGTCAACGCATTCACCCCGGTGCGCTGACCGCTGCGCTCTTGCAGCACCTTCTCATACGGAGACTATCGTGGTACGAAGATGCAAACCTACAGATCAGCAGAAAACCGACGCGAACGACTTCTACAACAACGCGCGGGCAGCGGAATCGATTAAGCCCGACGTGCCAGCATCCGATCTTGACGTCCTCTTCCGGCGCGAAGCGGGCCTCCCGACCGATGATGCTAAGTACTACGCCGCGCGGCCGTCGCGGGACACGTCGCGCTACCAGTCGTTACACGGCTGCAGCGCGCACCTACAAGCACCGCAGCCCCGCACTGCTTTGCAGCTTACGCCCGAAGTACTCAACGGCCAGCTCGCCGGACGTGAGCGCATCCTGGAGTTCGTGCGCGCTGGCAACGCCGCGGTCACGGTCGTGTCGCGGTCCACCGGTACGCGGTTCACGTATCAATTTCAGCGGCCGAAGGACTGGACACCTACCTCGGAGCGCCCGGTCGCCCCGACGTTCTGTAAGGTGATGACCGGACCGGACAACAATGAGGACTTCACGTTCGTCGGAACGATGTGGCCCGAGGACGGACGCTGGCCCGACGGTGCGCAGGTTTACCGGCACTCAGCTAAGTCGCGCATAAGCGTGCAGGCACCGTCCGTCAAGGCGCTCGTCTGGTTCCTGCGCACGGCGCTGGCTCCGAAGAACGACGCCGAACTGGCGAAGTGCGAGGTGTGGCACGAAGGCCGGTGCGGTCGGTGCGGGCGCAAGCTGACGGTGCCGTCCTCGGTCGCTTCGGGCTACGGGCCGGAGTGCGAAGGGAGGATGGCGTGATAGTACAACCCGAGACGTACTTTGCCCCAATATACTTCGTCTGGCGAGACCGAATGGAGATACGCCTCCAAGCGCACAGTGGCTATCCTACGAAAATCGTGCACGGGCGCGTTTTCCCAACGGTAGCCGATGCCTGTATATGGGCCGCGTACCGAACGCTAGCGATGCACGGTACGTGGGGTGATGAAGTGACAGTCGGGGGAATCGCCCAGAAGTGGGTAGAGCGCTGGTGCTATCACGGAGCTTCGGGCGTTGCTCGCGCCATAGAACGCCGACTAGACGTGAAACTCCCCTACTCCCCCGGAGGTAAACCCGTAGTTCGCGACAGCACTTATTTCATGTACTATGTAACAGACCCCACTCCGCCACCACGTACTTACGTTGGGCAGTATTTCTGCTGCGTGTGCGGAGGCTTACTTGGGTATGCCGAGTCGTTCGTTCCCATCGCATTGATCGATAGTGTCTGCCCCAGCGAGCGGGCTACCGGATGCCAGGAAGTAATGAAGCAATGGCCGTTGAAAGTTAAAAGAGCAGTGGCTAGGATCAGCGGTACGCGTGGCGCTCGCGTCGTCGCTGAAATTATGTCAGCGTCGTCTGAACTAAGGAGATTAGCAAATGTCAAGATCGAAAGCAGACCTATCGATGGTACCCGGAAAGAGGGTTGCCGGGAACGCGACGCGGTTGCCGCAACCCATGACACGCACCGCTAAAGGGTTGCGCGATGCCCTATTCGACGAAATGGATGCGCTTCGACGTGGCGAATCGAATCCAGCGCGAGCGCGGTCAGTAGCGATGTTGGCTAACTCAGTAGCCGACAGCGTCATGACTGAGATCGAGTTTCACAAGTACGTTTCGTCGGTCGTATCCACCGGCGGTGGTGATTTAGTGCAGATAGGCAACATGGAACTTGGAACGACAAGCAAGTAGTCAGCTCCTATGCGACGTTCTAACGAGCGCCGCATGGTGGTGCGATTGCACCTGCAACCTTCTCATACGGAGATTGTAATGAATCGCAACGCGCGAATCCTATTCAGCCGGCGCCGTCAGGAGTGGCTCGCGGTCATCTACCGCGATGCTGAAGGGGTGCGGCACGTGCTGACGATCGGCTGCGAAGATTGCTACATAGAGGCCGAGTGCTGGGCGGTCGGTACATTGGACTTGATGAATAGGTTGGAGCGCGACGACGTAGAGTTGCCCGACAAGTACGAGCGGGCGAAATCCCACTAACAAGGAGAATACCGATGTTGGAGTACGGGTTAAGGTGGCGCGAGTTCGGCAAGCGCAGCAGCGCGGGGTTGCTTACCCGCGAGAAGTACTTCAAGACCCCGGAAGCACGCGGACTTTACGCTGAGCGGTTAATCGACCGCGACGGCTTCGTGGAGTTCCTGGAATGGACGGACCCGAAGGCGACGGTCCACTGACGGGAGACCGACATGCGATTAAGCGACGTTAAACCCCTGCCACCACCGAAGACGTACGCGGATCCGCTCGACGCGGTGCGCGAGCTTCTTACCTACGACGACGTGGTGGACGCGATCGACGTGAAAGATAAGTGGGGCGATGAGACACGCTTCGGCCTCTGTTACCGCTTTAACCTGGCACACCCTGGAAAGGACATGTACCAGCTCGTCCCACGGATGCTGAATGCGCTCGGTGGCGTGCCCGACGGCTTCGACTACTGGCCGTGTACGGCGACCGGGCAACGGAAGCGCGAAGTCTTTCTAGCGTTCCTATTGACTTGGCTGGATGACACATGAAGACCTGACGACCTGACGAATAGACGATGCCACGACGGGGGCTTGAGCCCGTCGACACTTTACCAACGGAGGACAACATGTAACGTCGGGTATTAAAGCCCCGAGGATAGCGCGCCGAGTACTGCGCGCTATCTCCGGCGCTTTTGCCGGGAGAAGTAACGGGAGAGCATCATGTCCAGGGAAGATAGGACGCGGCCCGTCGCTGACGGGTTGCCGAAGATGTGTTATGCGATGAACGACGTCACGAAGCGCCTGATCTTGATCAGGCGTGGTGAAGCTGTTTATCACGAATTACAAGACGACGAGTCCTTGCTGCTCGCGGCGACGCCGGGGGTCGTCGATCGCCTCAATGGCACGTTGGGGGTAACACCCGCGCAGCGCGAGGCGATGGTCGCGGGCAGCATGTTCGGCTGGAACGTTCCAGCGGCCGACCCGACGCGGTACGACGCGGAAGGCCACCCAATACGGAAGGGGCAAGACGATGCCAATGCTGGTGATTAGCCTACCGGCGGTGCCGGATGTTACCAACGCCGACTGGGCCGAGTACGTCGTTGACGCGGTGCGCGGTTGGGCCGGTGGCTATGACCCCGCCGACCCGCTATTCCAAGCAGCAGCCAAGGGGTCGCTGGAGCACGTAACGACCTTCGATTACCCCGTGGTGCCGACCGGTTCCGGACAGGTGCGGCGGTGAAGCTGTTACGCGTGACGCTGCTCGCGGTGGACGGCCGGCCGGTACGCCTCCATCTAGCCCGGTACACGGGAGCGTCGGAGCGCATTCGCCGGCTAGCGCGCCGAGCGGCCAAGCTCGGGCTACCCCGGATCGATCCGGAGCGCGCTAGTGCGGAGGAGGTTGACGTACCGCGTCCGGAAGCGGAGCGATTGCTGCAGCACGGGTGGGACGCTTGCTATGGGGGCAAGTAGAGTACCGAGGACGTGGACGAAAGGACCACGTCTCCGGCGCTTTGCCGGGATTTTAACTCTTCTCATACGGAGACTACTAATGAGTGCGTGTGGAAAGTTCTACGTCGAGGGCAGCGCGGTGCTGTTCACTGACGAAGAAGGGCGGGAAGTGATCGTGTACGACGGTCGCGACGTAGCCGACGCAACGATGCGTTGCGAGAAGTTGAGCGGAGCGATCGCAACCGAGTATGAAGAGTGCAGCGAGTGCGGCTCAGCATTCGGACACATGCCCGGCTGCTCGAAGCACCGCAACGCATCGTTGAAGAAAGGGGTGCAGGGATGAGCGTCGTCAACATTCTCTACCGCAAGCACTACCCGAAGCCGACGACGGACGGCACCGCCCGTCCCTATCGCCTCTGGGACGCGAACGCGCGCAAGGCGTACCCGTACCGCTACTATGCCGACCCGAAGCGCGCGCACATGGGCGCGCTGATCGAAGCTCGCTGGGCCAAGGTCGGCGCGACGGTGGAAGTCTTCAACATCCTTACCGGACGGCTGCTCGGGCAGTACACACGCACGTCGAATTCGGTTAAGTTCCTCGGGGGCAACCATGGATAAGGGCATTCGACGTAAACTCGTGGAGTCGCTAGCGGAAAGCCCGAAATCGACCAACGACGTGGCCACCGCTACCGGCATCGATAAGCGAGTGGCGTACAACGCTCTCTATCAGTCGAAGCTGGCTGGCAAAGTCATAAAGAAGGGCGATCTCTGGACGATACGCTCCGGCCCGCCGGTAAAGCCGAAACCGGTCAAGCGCCGTCGCAGGAAGACGCCCGTCGGGCCGGAGCAACACTTCCCGCTCGACGCCATCCCCGCGAAGACGGCCAAGGTGGCCAAGCGAGCGCCGTCGGCGGAGCCCTCACCACGCGGCGCCACCCCGCAGCAACAACTCGCCTTCGGGCTGCTGGCTATCCTCGACAAGATACTAAGGAGCTAGACAGTAATGGCATCGGTAAGAGGCTGGGCGAAACGTGTAGACCTGGCGTTAGCCCGCAACGTAGTTATCGAAACCGGAATCATGTACGCCCCTTTAACAGCGCGGTTAATTTCCCTGACGTTACTGGCTACACAGGTCGGGGATCCTGGACAATCGTTGGAGTTGGAATTCACCCCCGATGAGGCACGGTTGCTGGGTGACCACATTGTAAATTTTTTATCAAGACTGGAAGAGTAGAGTTCCGAGGACGCCGCTCACGGCGTCTCCGGCGCTTTGCCGGACGTAGCGCATCCCTCATTTACTTTTACCCACGAGGGGGCGT